CACTGATAAAATTGTGTTTATAGATCTGTACGAAGAGGGAATAGTTGATAGCCAATTTATGGATTACAGTCAAGTGCTCCAATGTAGTAATAGTTTGTACGGGTTGCTCAATGACGGAGTTCTCAAAGTCAACGGCAATATAACGGATTTCTCCATAGATGAAGTTCCAGAAAATCTTGTTTACTTTAATGAATTGTTTAATGATGAATTAAAATACAGATATCCCAAGCAATACAATTTGGTAAAACTATTTGAAGCAACACAATTTTTCCGTATGTTGCCCTTTAAATGCCATGCAGATAACATAGAAGCGGCCAAGTTTTTTTATGCCCATGCCTGTAGTCTAGTAAATAGATTACTATGACTTGGCGTGTAAAAACTAATCTTCCTGTACAATTCGAAATCAACAAAGTTTCCGATGCTCTAGACTTTTGGGTAATTCCAGGTCAAAGACGTATTGCAGTTGTCGATCAAATAGTGTATAATCTATACAAGGAAAGAATTCCTGAAGGTGTAGAATTATTAACTATTGAATCTACCGAAGCCGAAAAACATTGGAAAAATGCAGAACGTGTTCTTGCGTTTTTTGAAGAAAAAAATGTGCTTCGTAGAAGTGAACCTATCATTGCAATAGGTGGTGGCGTCCTATTAGATCTAGTAGGATTTTGTTGCAGTATCTATCGTAGAGGAATTCCTTATGTTAGAATTCCTACAACATTGTTAGCCATAGTTGATGCAAGTGTAGGTGCTAAGACTAGTATTAATCACTTTGGTCGTAGAAATCGTATTGGTAGTTTTTATCCTCCTGTACAAACTCTTATTGATACGAGTTTTATAAAAACACAGGACCGTAGGGAAATTTCCAATGGTATGGCAGAGATATTAAAGTTGGCAATTGTACTAGACCATCGTCTTTTTGAGATGATGGAACTAGCACCACAGCAGTTGTTAACACAAAAGTTTCAAAATCATGCCTTAGCAGATCAAATTATTGATCGTGCAATCACTGGTATGACACAGGAATTAAATGACAATTTGTGGGAACGAAATTTAAAACGGCCAGTAGACTTTGGACATAGTTTTAGTCCAGTAGTTGAAATGAAAAATGTGCCTAACCTATTACACGGTGAAGCAGTTATTTTAGACTGTTTGTTGAGCAGTTGTATTAGCAATCTTAGAGGATTGTTATCCAACGAAGATTTAGAACGTATTTTTACAGTAATTAAAAATTGTGGACTTGCTACAGAGCACGAAGATTTTTACAACGTTGATTTATTATGGAGTGGTTTAAACGATGTAATGAATCATAGAAATGGTAATCAACATTTACCTATCCCTATTAGTATAGGACGTTGTGAAATCATAAACGATGTTACCTATAGCGAGATCCAACAAGCAACACAGAGGTTAAAGAGTTTACAATGAAGACAGTGGTTATTACAGGAACAAGCAGAGGATTAGGATTAGCCACGGCCAAGAAGTTTATTAATGCAGGTTGGCATGTTATTGGCCTGGGCAGAACTGCGCCCGATAAATTAGAAAATTATACGCATTACACAGCAGACATTGCAAATATAAGTCAAGTCCACGGTGCGTTTGAAACTATGCGTAAAGTCAAAACAAACATTGACTTGCTAGTGAATAACAGTGCGGCATTTCATGCTGGATCTTTTGATACAGCAGATTACATTGATATATGTACAATAATAGACACTAATATTAAAGGTACAATGTATGTAACCATGGAAGCATTAAAGTCTATGACTGCGGGTAGCAGAATAGTCTTTATTAATAGTGTTGCTGGTATTAGAGAAATACAAAATCAAAGTCTATACTGTGCAAGTAAAGCCGCTTTGAGAAGTTTTGCTGGTATTATTGGACAAGAACTTCGTAGTCGTAAAATCAAAGTTTCTAGTATTCATCCAGGCGGCATCAATACTACATTGTGGAATGACCAGAATCCTTACCCCTGCGGAAAAGCAGAAGATGCACTTGATCCAGATATAGTTGCTGATGCAGTATTTCATATTGCAGAAGTTCCGCATACAACAGAAATTAAAACAATCACAATGTTTCCAGAAGTGGAGTGGCACTAATGTACGATATTGTTTTTATTAGTTACGGCGAACCAAATGCAGAAGTCAATTGGGAACGTCTTAAGAAACGTTTTCCTTTAGCCAAGCGTGTTAAGGATGTTAAAGGTATACATCAAGCACACATTGCCGCGGCAAAAAAATGTTTTACAAAAATGTTTTGGGTAGTAGACGGTGATGCAGAAGTATTAGATGATTTTAATTTTGACCACGAAGTTAGTGAGTACGATTTAGATGTTGTTCACGTATGGCGAAGTCAAAATCCAATCAACGGTTTAGAATACGGCTACGGTGGTGTTAAACTACTTCCACGTAAACTAACATTAGACATGGACGTTACTAAGCCTGACATGACAACAAGTATTAGTACAAAATTTAAAGCCATGGATCAAGTATCTAATATTACAGCATTTAATACAGACCCTTTCAATTCTTGGAAGTCGGCATTTAGAGAATGTGTAAAACTTGCCGCAAAGGTAATTGACGGACAAGTAGATGCAGAAACAGAGCATCGTTTGATGACATGGTGTACATATTTTCAAGACAAGCCCCACAATGACTGGGCTTACTTGGGCGCAGAAGATGGTAAGATGTACGGCATGCAAAAGGCAGGAGACTTAGCAGCCTTAAGCAAAATAAATGACTTCGAGTGGTTACATGCATTCTTTTCAAGATATCCCGTTCCAACAAATAAGTAAGTTTGGTCAACGGACCATGCTAGATCGTCCCTTATTCAACACCAGTTGGATACTGGGACGTTTTTGTAATTACAACTGCTCTTACTGTTGGCCGTATGCTCGCAGTGACCGTATTGATCACCAACCGCTTGAAGTATATAAATCTACTGTAGACGAGATTAAGCGTCAAGCACGAGCCAATGGATTTAACCAGTTCCATTGGTCGTTCAGCGGCGGTGAGCCCACAGCATATAAGCACTTAAACGATTTAGTCAAGCACCTAGATGAGTTAGAAAGTTCCTATCAAAGCATACACATGACTACTAACCTAAGTCCAGGTAGTAAGTGGTGGAACACTTGGTGTAAGAATACAGACATGTTACAGCGCCGCAGTATAACGGCTAGTTTCCACGATGAGTTTGCCAAAGAGCAAGAGTTCGGAGACAAGTGTTTACAGTTACAATACGAACTAGTTCATGTAACAGTTAATCAAGTAATGGTTCCTGAAAAGTTTTATGAACTTTATGATAGAATGGAACGATTGCACAAGCGTGGAATTAACGTAACACTCAAACCGCAAAGTGATCCAACAGCCAGCGGTGTCGTTGAAGGTTATACCGAAGACATGATTAACAAGATGCAAACAGGATTCCCACAACGAGTCAACGGTGAGGACATATACCAAATTGCATTATATGAAGAAAATGGTACAGAGCATTTACTAGATCAAGCAGAACGGTTTAATGCTTTTGGATTTAACAAGTTTAAAGATTGGACTTGCAATGCAGGCTATCAAAGTGTTATAATAAGAAGTACAGAAGTCAAACGTAGTTATAGTTGTCATGACCAGCCATTGGGAAATATTTTAACAGGATTTGATTTGTTTACTGAACCTAAGAAATGTATTACACCTAGTTGTGTTAGTTCAGCAGACAGTAAGATACCAAAATGCAAATAGATACAGACCACTTACACTTTTGGATGCAAGCCATTCGACAAAGTCCAGATCCTATTCGGACCATGGATGCGTTCTGGAGCGGTCAACTTAAAAGTAAAGAGTGGTTGATTACTAATCTACGTAATCATGTTAAGAAGTTTGTTACAGTGGATATACATGGCGGCTGGGTAGGTACATTAGCAAGTTTATTATTTCAAAGCGATGTTCCAGTAATTAATATTCGTAGCATAGATATAGATCCTACATGCGAGCCTATTGCTATAATGATGAATAAGCAAGAGGAAATAGTTGGTAAGTTTCGTGCAGTAACCGCAGATATGTGTGGCATTCGTAGTGATGCTGATGTTATAATTAACACAAGTTGCGAACATATAACACAGGAACAATACGATTTATGGTTAAGTGGCATGCCATATAACAGCCTACTAGTACTACAAAGCAATAATTATAATATACCCGAACATGTTAGGATCGCTAACAGTTTGGAAGAATTTAAAAAACAATGTGGCATCAATGTTATTTGGGCCGGAGAATTAGAACTACCCTTGTATACTAGATACATGGTAATAGGAAAACTACAATGAAAATTTTAATGACAGGAACAAGCGGCTTTATAGGACAACACTTAGAGCCATTGCTAAAAGCACAACACGAAATTTATTCTTTAAAAAGTGATTTGCTAGATTTTGACGCAGTTACTAAAGAAGTGTTAGACTTTCAACCTGACATTATTGTACACCTTGCCGCACGTACAG